ACAGCCGCGTCGTTTCGCAGGAAGTCATAGAGTGTCTGTTCAACCAACACTTTTGCCTCCGTACTTCGCCACCAGTCTGCGGTATTCCGCGTCGCACACCATGATGGCTTCCTCTTTCTTGCTGTCAAACGCCGGACGCATGAACGGTTTCGCCTCAACCCGGCCCACGATTTTGTATATCCACTTCTTGCCGGATTTACGCGAGCGCACCGCCAGCGCGTGTCCGAACTCGACAAGCCGTCCGTACCACACACGCCAGTGAAGCCCGATTCTCGCCTTGACCTCGCCTTTGAGCGAGTCGGTGCTGAGTGTTACCGCGATGTTGTCTTTCAGGTGCCCGACCATGCCCGCTTTCTTGTGTCCTTCGGGGTACATATTCTCGTAACCGGAGCCAACGGGCGCGTTTTTTGCCGCTTCGGCGCGAATAACCTCCGCGCCTTTTTTGACCGCGCGCACCGTCGCCTTGCGCAGGTCCGCGCCGCGAATATTTTTTAACGCGAGCTCCAGTTCCGGTATGCCTTCCAGTTTTATTTCCGTTATCTGCGCCATAATCAAACCACCCTTTTGCACATAAGCTGAAGTTCTTTGTTCCCGTCGGCGGGGTTGATGATTTCCACAATGTCGTAACTTTCGCCGCCCGCGACGACGCGCCAGTTCTGCTTAACAGCCGCGCGGTAACGGATGATTATCCGAACAGTGATTTCACTGTTCACTTTCGCCGATTCGAAGAACTCTTTCCCGCGCAGGGGCAGTACCGCCGCCCAGACTGTCGCAACATCACTCCACACAGGCTTTGCCTGCCCGACAGCGTCACGCTCGACAGTCTGCGACTGCAACACTATCCGTCGGTTTAAGCGTCCCGGGTTCATAGGTTACGTCCCCACAGGCGGTACGGCGCAAGAAGATACTTTACGCCCATCGGGAGTTCCTCGAATTTCAGGGCGGTTTCAGCCACGGCGACGCGGTTTTCGTACCAGTGCGCCGCGAGTAACATAATCGCCTGACGGATGGATTCCGGTACAGCCGCTCCGCTGTCGCCGTAACCGCAGACAAACTCCACAGCCAGCGGGTTATGCCGCCGAAGCGCGATACCGTGCAGGTTTTTAACCTCAAGCGTTGCGGGTTCGCTTATAATGTCAGCAACATAGCAGCCAGAGGTCAGCACATGTGCGGCACCAGCTTCGTCCCAGACCGTAACGGAAGATACTGCCTGCACCGGCGCAAACGGCAGGACAATATGCCGCAAATCTGCCGGATAATGCCGCCAAGCCTGCGTTATCAGTTTGCGGTTCGTGGCGTTTTCGGCGCATTCGCGCGCGGCTTTAAGCACTCCGGAGATGATACTGTCATCGTCGGCATATTCCACGCGCGAAAACGCTTTCTGTTCCGCAACCGTTACCGGCTCGACCGCCGGGCCTGAGACGAGTTTCGCCATGTCAGTTACCTGTAATGCGCGGAAACGTAAACATAATCCGCCGCGTCCGCTTTCCGGAAACACACGTCCGTGTATGTGAACGGCAGATTATAGTTCGCAAAATCCAGAACTGCGTTGCCGTTGGCGGGCGCAATCACGCGAAGCACCGCCACAACCGTCGTTGTTGACGCGCACTTTTCGTACACCGTCACCAGCGTCGCGGTTGAAGACGAGTTCGCTATTACCAGCTTTTCAATCTTCGCCGCACCGACGAGCTGAGGCGACAGCGTCGCCGCCTCATTCACCGGATATGTGCTTACCGAAACGCTGATGTCAGCCGCCTTCGCGGGCGAAAACATTAACGACGCGCCCAGCATGAGCAGGGCAACTGCCGTTTTTGTCGCGCCGGTTACGCCTTTTTTGTTGCGCGTAAAAGGCTCGACGAACTCTTTGTACTGTTCCGCGTCACTGTCCGTCAGCTGGACCAGAACGCCTTCTTCGTAATTGCCGAATTTCTTTTTGACTTTGTAGACTTTCATGTATCCTCCGTTATTTGAACAGCAGGTACGAAAACGCCGCACCCTGTATCACGTCAATAGACATGGCCTGCGTAAACCTCAGCCAGGTCTGGTCCTGCATGAACGCGCTGTTAAGCTGACCGTCCACCCAGTCCGCCGCTTCCTGCGAAACTTTCACCGCCAAACCTTCGCGCGGAGAAATCACCAAAGCGCGGTTGAACCGTCCGTAAAACGCGACTGTCATGTCTTGGTCATCGCCGAGGTTGTTCGGGATTGTCGGGCAGATTACATACGGCGTGTTCCAGATCGTCGACGGGATATTTCCCGTCGGCGGCTGCCAGATATAATTGCCCTGATTATCGCGCAGTTTAATCAGCTTTTTAAGCCCCGTGCGGTTAAGCGCCATGGTGGCGCCCTGCGAGTTCGCGGCGTTCATCGAAAACAGCAAATCAGCGATATCGTCAAAGTCCACTTCCGAGCCCGCCATCGGCACCACGTTAACCCCCGAAGCATGCAGGATACCTGTGAACGGATCGCCGGAGGCAGTGTTGCCGGTAAGCGCGACGCGCTCAACCTCAAGCGCCATCGCCTCGCTTATCAGTTCCGACAGGAACGCAGTCAGGTTGATAGCGGAGTCGCGGAGCAGTTCGTCCGAACACTTGATTACCGCCGCCATGACTTTCGCGACCTGTTCAAGCTGGCCGAACGTGGGGTTCGTCGCCGGTTTTCTGGACCCTTCAGTCACCCAGCCGACGCTTACGCTGGTTAACTGGCGCGGCAGCTGCCGTTTCCAGCCGGACATCGGGATAATGTTCGCCAACTGCATTATCGGAGTGCTGTCTGTGAGTATGCGTATCACTTCCGCGCTGAACTCGGTCGGCACAAGGTATCCGCCGACAGCGTCCGAACCTTCTGACATTATGGTTTTAGTATCCGCCAGCATCGGGTGCCTTGCCTTCGCCGCCAGCAGGAAGTTACGCATATTGCCGAACTTCCGCCCGTATTCGCTGGTCCACGCTTTTTCGGCGGTGTTGCGCGGCGATGCCTTGAACGCTTCCGCGCGTTCCAGCACTTCGTCCGGCGTAGTCGGCGGGACCTGTCTGCCCGAAGCCTGCGGGTGCAGTTTTTTAACCACATCCTCCGCGATTTTCTCGGCTTTCTCTTTAGTAATGCAATCGTCCAGCCGGGTGTCCAATGTTTTCCTAAGCTCGTTAAGCGAGCCCATGATTTCCGTGTTTTCCATCGTAATGCCTCCGTTTTTTTCTGTTTCAAGCGATTTCATTGCTTTGCTGACCGCGTCAGCCAGCGCGTCCGGGTCTGCCGGCACCGCGACCAGCGATATTTCGTAAATCTCGGCGAGCGTCAGCTCGTTCGGCGCGTCCGCGTTTTCAAAGTGGAATTGCCCCGCAATGCTTATCCCGCGCGCGTGGCCTTCCGTGTAAATCCTGCGTGCGTGTTCAATCACCGGGTAAGCCGAAGCTGAAAATTTGGCTTTAAAATACAAACCGGTTTCGTCCTCCCGGATTTCCGCCATTGAACCGGCCACATGGTCAATGCTGTTCATGTGGTCAATCAGCAGAACTGGGTTTTTGAGGTACTCTTTGAGGTCGTATACATAGTCCCGCTTGGCTTTGTAGACCGTCGGTATATCGCCGTACCGGTCGGCTTTGTTTTTGGTGTTCGCGTAGCCTTCCAGATACACCGCGCCGTTTTCCTGAGTAATCTTACTGCCCGTTATCGGCAGAATCTTTATCTGTCTGTCCATTTTGTTCTCCTGAACTCATGTTTAAAGGTATAAGGTACTGCTGGCCCTGATTGTTCGGCAGGCGGTTCATGTTCTCTCGTTCGCGGATATCGTCCGCCGAAAGCCAGCCCCACTGCCGCCCGATTGCGTAGGCTTCATAGCGCGTTTTGATATCGCCGCGCAAAAGGCCCTCAATCAGAAACTCCGGGAAGTAATCGCCCGAAAACAGCTTAAAAACCAGCTCCTGCTCCATGCTCACAAGCCAAGGGCGTATGGTATCCGTCACAAACTCGATAGCCTGATGTTCGATGTTGTTGTTCGTCGAGCGGTCCAGGTCTGAAATTTTGTGAAGCGGCATGCGGAAGTACCGCGCGATTTCGGCGACCGAGAATTTGCGCGTTTCCAATAACTGCGCGTCTTCCGGGGGCACGCCGACCGCGTTAAACTTCATGCCTTCTTCCAGCACCGCTACGCGGAATTTGTTATCTAATCCCTCGTGCGTTTTTTCAAATGATTTCCGCAGTCGTTCAGCGGCTTCGTCCGACAACTGGCCGGGATGTTCCAATATCCCGCCGGGCCGTGCGTCGTTTGCAAAGAACTTCGCCGCGTACTTTTGCGCCGCAAGGCCGAGGCCGATTGCTTCCTTTGCCGCGCGTAATGGCGGCAGACCGACCAGTCCGTCGCATGAAAGTCCCTTTATGTGCAAAACATCGCCGTAAGGCAGGGTTACAACGCCGTTATCTGTGGCAACGGTGTATATCAGCACTTTATCTACGCGTTTAAGATTCACGCGCCACGGCGTTATGGGCCATAGCGCCACCGGCTCGCCCTTTTTGTTGCGTTCGATTTCCGAGTAATGGTTGCCCCACAGACACATGTGCAGCATCATTGCCTGCCGCCAGCTCATGGAGGTCATTTCCGGGTTCGGCGCGTCGTGCAAAAGTCTGTACAGCGGGTGCGTAACCGCGCGGTTCTTGCCTTCGGTGGTGCGCTGGTAAACATGAAGCGGCAGACTGCCAACCGTCTGCGCCAGTACCTGCACGCAGGCGTATACTGCTGACAGGTTAAGCGCTAATGTTTCGTTAATCTCCACGCCGCTGTCGGTACCTGAAAGCGGCAGCAGCACATCGGCAAAAAAGTTCCTTATGCCGAACGCTTTCTTCCGTGCGGTGCGCAGTATTTTTGAAAACCAGTTCATACCACTGTTATCCCCCGCGATTCATATACACTTCTGCCGCCGTGCCGCATGGC